ACTATGGAGCCAGACTTTTATTTGCCAAAACCAGAAGAGTGGAGACTGGCTCCAGAAGATAAAAAGCAGGGTTCCGCAGGCTTAATGTCGCCGTGGGATGGTTCTATTTTTACAGAACAACTAAAAAGATACATAGAAACAGGGGAAGCTCTTTATAAAATGGCCTTAGACAATAATGTGGCCCCAGAACAAGCTAGATTATTCCTTCCGGCCTATGCTCTAAATGTTGTCTACAGATGGTCATGCAGCCTGCAGTCCGTTGCCCTGTTTTTGTCTCAACGATTAGCCGATGAAGCACAAAAAGAGATACAATTATATGCAAATGCGGTTTACAGACTTGTGCAACCTATATATCCTGTTTCGATATCTTCTTTGATGAACTCAGAATAAAATGAATTTTGCGTTGAATATCTTTTTTATTTTGCTATTCTCAATTTCTTTAAATTGGCTTATCAGTTTGCATTTTGCAATGCAAATACAATCACAAACAAAAAAAATTAGAAGACAAATGATATCAATTTGTTTAGCTATAGGTGTTTTAGTTGGAGTATTAATAAAATATACAATATAATGATTAATTCAATTTGTAAAAAAGATATTCAATTTATGCGCTTGTGTATTCAGGCGGCAGAAATTTTTTCTACATGTAGTAAGAAAAAATATTCTGCTTTTCTTGTCGACTGCAATAATCATATAGTTGGATTTGGTTACAATGGGGGGCCTTCTGGGTTTACGCACTGCGATGACGGCGGCTGCCCTAGGTTACTGCACAAAAGTGAAAGTGGATCGCTTTACGATGACTGTATAGCAATTCATGCAGAGGCCAATGCATTTTTGCACAGTAACTATAATTCAAATCCAGAAAAAATATATATAAATGGACCACCGTGTTTCAGTTGTGCTAAACTAATCTCAAATAGCACAGTTTCAAAAGTATTTTATATAAAAGATCAATCATATAAACAATGGAGAGAAATAGAAATGTATTTAAATAAAGCAAATGTAGTAGCTATAGAGATGTCAAATGCCTGCTTCTAAACTTAATTATATTTTAGTATTTCCAAACACACCGCAAGTGTTTGGTTGTTCTTCAAAGAAGATAGCTATGGAAACACCTGCGCCTAAAAATATAGACATATCAGAGAAAAAAATATATTTTATAACATTAGAACCAGATACAAATAACTTAGTATTACATAAGGTAGAAGACAATGAGCAAGAAACAGAACAATAGAAAAAAGATTATTCTTAAACTTAGATTAAACGAAACGTACATATTAGCTAACAGTGATTTTTTTGCTGATCTTAACAATATGATAGAAGAAATTAGTAAAACATGCGAAGATAAAAATCTTAAAACAAGACTAAAAAACGCATCTGCATTTATAAAAAACGCCGCAATGTCTAATGAATTTAGTCCTAACAGTAATGAAAATGAATGGGAAGAGTACGATGATTGATTTATGCGTAGTGCATCATAACACTACGAGCATGATTAAACGCATGTTAGATGAGCTGCATCTTGGCTTAAATGGGCAAGAAAAACAATGGAAGCTACATATAACAGATAACGATTCAAGTGATAATTTCATTGAATTTATTAGAAGTTGTGGACACAATTATAATATTCAAAATTTATTTCTCAGAAAAAACATAGGCTATTCAACAGCCTGTAATTATATGGCATCAAAAACAGATTCGGAAATTATAGGATTACTTAATGGAGACGTGTGGATGAGTAATTCTGACGTAAATAAAATACAAAAAATATTTGACGAAAACCCAGAAATTCATATACTAGGACCAAAACAAAGGGACGAGTACGGTAGAATAACACACGCCGGAATAACCGGAACAAACTCAGCGCCCGTAATGAGAGGATGGATGGTGCTGGACAGGGACGATTTATTGTTTAAAGATAGAGTTAGCTGTGTAACTATTTCTGGTTCCGCCTACTTTATCAGAAGAGAAGTCTGGAACGTTCTTGCAAACAATCCAGATTACAAAAAAATACACCCCAATTCACAAGGCGCCTTTCTTCCAACTCCTCATTACTACGAGGAAACCTGGTGTTCGTATTTTGCTAGACATCTTGGTTATGGAGTTTTTTATGACGGCTCCGTTTCAATTGGGCACAGCTGGCATGCCTCATCGGCAAAGCCCGGCGAGGGAGTGAGTCACGTAGATCATTTCTTTCCGATCTCTAGGGAAATTTTTAGAAAGTCTTGTGATTATTTTAATATCGAGAGGGATTAACTTTGTGACAACAAAAATATTTTTATCAGGGGCAATAGATTATGTAGGAGATTATGCTGTCTATTGGAGAAAAGAAGCATCATTAGCTCTTACCTCTCTTGGCTATACGGTTCTTGATCCAACTACGGTTAGAGACGATCATACAAGCATGAGTCCAGAAGAAATAGCTCAAAAAAATCTTTTTCTACAAAAAAAAGCAGACCTAATACTTGTTGAGTATATGTTAAAAGACAGAGCATACATAGGTACTGATTTTGAATTAGCATGGGCAAAAATACACGGTCAACCATCTGTTGTTATATGTTCGCCGCACTATAGCAATAGGGTTTACATGAAATATATGGCCACAAAACTTGCAGACAACATAGAAGATGCGATAGACTATATATCGGTAAATTATCCAACTAAATAAAAAGGAAAAATATGTCAGATAATAAATTTAAATACTTCACAGTTGAATCTGTAGTTGTTGTTCAGGCGAACAATAAATCAGATGCAGAGAAGCTTGCTACTGGTCGCACTCGTGGCGTCAATGGCAAGGTAATAGTTAAGACCACTGAAGTAGAACGCATTACCGCTGTTGAGGCGCGTAAGCAAATATCACTCTAGGAAATTGTCCCGCAGCCTAAGTAAAACCTTTGGCTGCGGGACGTGGAGCATGTATGATATATGCATTAATGGTTGGAAGAAATGAATCTTCAAGATACCTAAAAGAAGTCTTGGAAAGACTGTCAAATCAGGTAGATAAAATAATTTTTACCGACGATTGTTCTACGGATGATACTCCAGATGTTGCTAGACAGTACGCTACCGTATATTCTACTTCTGAAAATCTTTTTATAAAAGATGAAAGCCAATTAAGATCAGAAGCTTGGGCTAATTTAGAAAAACATGCAAAGGTGGGCGATTGGGTTTTGGCAATAGATGCAGATGAAAAACTATATACCATGGATAATTTAAGTTTGTTAGATCATTTAAAGCAGTCTCCTTACGATGTGGTGAGTGCGCCAAGATTTGAAATGTGGAATCAATTTAGTTTTAGATCAGATGGTGGATGGAAACCGCACCATAATCATAGAATATTTAAATTCGACAAGAATGGTGTGTATATTAATAAAAAATTAGCATGCGGCTCAGAGCCAATGTACGTACAAAGATGGGCTGAAATGGGCAACTGGTGGCTTCAATCAGGTATAATAATACAGCATTTGGGTTATCTTAGGGACCAAGATAAGAATGATAAGTATGAAAGATATATGAAATTAGATGGTGGAAAATACCATAATATAAATCATCTAAATTCGATTAAGCAAACATCCACACTAGAACTAGAATCATGGAAAATACTAGGAGATTTAAAATGAAAAGTTTATCCGCAAATCAAAGTATCAAAGAATTGACTATGAAGATGGTTAATAATGAAAAGTTTGCATATGTAGTTTTTCCAAAATCGGTTCTTTCTACGATCATAGAAAAAAACACGCCCAATAAAAAATATCCAAAAGCTTTTTTAAAATCAGTTAACTCTTCTATAGAGACAAAAGATGATAATTATATGAAATGTATTCCAAATTTCCTATTATCATCTGAAGAATATTCAGATATTAAATTAATTTCTGGATTTAATAATTCAACAATATACGATGCAGCGGTGTTTGAGTATTTTTACCTAAACAAAAGAGATATATTTGAATATTTTTCAAGATACTTTTTAAGAAACAGCAGAGTAGCTGTAGTTTCTTTTCATGACAAAAGTATAACTCAAAGAGTAATTGGAACACCATATCATCATGTTCATGTTCCATATAATGATTTTTATGACAAATTAGATAAAATAGCTTCTGAAATAACCCAATTAGATGGGGCGATCGACTACTGTATTCTCGACTGCCCAGTGCTCTCTACTGCCTTGTCGTATAAAATTTGGGAAAACTCAAACATATCAACTTTAGATTTTGGAAAACTATTATCTTTAAGTAAGAAATAATTGTGAATAAAATAACACAAAAAGATATTCTTTCTAGTAAAAATGATATTGATTCTATTAAAGATCTTTTAATGGAAACTGATATGTCCTTAAGTGATATATCAAAAGAGTTAAATTGTTCTTTAAACGATTTAAATAAGCAGATAAATCGTCATGGTTTAAATTGGATGAAGAAAAAGAAAAGAAAGATGTCTCGTGGACACTCTTCTTTATACGATATACTTAAAAAATTAATTCCCAACCAACCAATAATAAACGAATACCACATAGGTAACAGGCTAAAGCTTGACATATACTGTCCAAAATATAAACTAGCCTTAGAATATCATGGCAAGCAGCACTTTTATTATACTGGTATGTTTCATGCATCAAAAGAAGATTTCGTAGAGTCGCAAAAAAGAGATGAATTTAAAAGCAAGTGGTGCGTAGACAATGGTGTATCTTTAATTGTTTTTAGATATGATGACGGATTAACGGAAGAAAGCGTTTTTGAAAGAATTATACAAGAGCTCAGAAAAGATAATTCAAAAAACGCAATAGCAAGAAAAACACGTAAAAAGTTAACACAAAGTTCTTCTTATCAAAAAGCGAAAAAAGAAAACAGTATTAAAAGAAAAAAAATCTACAAAGAATTAAAGAGAAAAAACAGTGAGTCAAGAAGAAAATATAAGTAACTATCCAATAGAGTATCAAATATTTGCACTGTGCCTGAGAAAAGAGGGTGCAGTTAAGTTCTTTAGCGAAAATTTGAATTCAGATATAGTTGGCATTAATCATGGGGAAGCAGGAATACATGAATTCTATAGTGCACTTATTTCTTATTATAGGGCGACTCAACTTGACATAGTAAACCCAATAGCGTTTAAGTCTTGGTTACAAACTGAAACAGAAATTTACGAAGCTTTGGGAGCTGAGCTTGGAACAGAAGCGATGTTTTCAATCCTGTTAAAAATGGATCTTTCTAACTCTGAATCAATTTTAAAATTAATAGAACACAAAGCAAATAAGAGAAAACAAATAGATTACCTGCAAGAATTGCAGGTTCTTATTACTCAAAAATCAAACAAAACAGATGAAGATGTAGAAAGAATATCTACTTTAACTCAAAAAATAAGAGAACTTGAAAGTCAAATTAACTACAATCCGTTAGAAAATATTACAACAGCTCTAGACATATCCTCTAGGGCTAGAGAACTTTTAGTCATACCAAACTTTGTTCCAACTCAGTTTAAATCGTTAAACAGGGCCATGGGCTATACTGATGATGGAGGCTTTTTTAAAGGCGCAGTTCACGCCATAATAGCTCCATCAGGTAAGGGCAAGTCCACATTTGCAAAATGCCTAGTAAATCATTGGGTGGATAATGGCTATTCTGCTTTATTCATAAATTACGAAGAGGCAATTTCCCATTGGGAAAGAGTTCTTATGACTCAAATAATAGGGAAGAACGTATACGCAGAGTCGAAAAATTGGACACAAGAAGAAAAAGATAACTACGTATCTATTTTTAAGAACAAAATGGAGTCATGGGGAGAAAGATTTATGGTTAGACACGACCCAGATAGTCCATACTTTGAAGACTTGGAAAGATGGCTTAGAGATATAATGGGGCATAATTCAAAGCTTCCAGATATTATAGTAATAGATACGATCCAATCTATGTTTACTAGGGGTGGCAAGGGAAAGCCTAGATGGGGTGAGTTTGAAGAAATGATGGTTAAATTGGAGAAACTAGCAAGAGACATGAACTGTGTTTTAATAATAACAGCACAAGAAAACGCAAATAGAATGAAGGAAAAACGAGAAGTGGTTCAACAATCTGATACCGGAGGGTCCTTATCTATCCAGCAGAAGTGTGCCGTAACAATTTTTATAACAGATAAAAAACTAGCCTCTGGAGATGAATCGGAAGAAGATTACGTAATGCAATTACAGATACCAAAAAATAGAATAACAGGATCTACTTTCGTGTACGATCCACCACTAGTAAGGTACAATGATAGTACAAAATCTTACGAAGAATATCAGGTTGTTACAGATAGCTCATATGAAAACTCATCTATTTTAGATGATTTACTGGGAGGAGATTTTTCTTAAATGAAATCAATATTAAATATAACTTGTAAACAAATTAAAGATTATCAAACTTGTGAACTTTTATATGACTACAGACATAAAAGAAAGTTACCAGAAACCATAGTCAGTAGAAATATTTTAACTGAAAAATTTGAAAATACGATTAAAACTGTTTTAAACTTTTATTTATATAAGAAGATGGATGGCAAGCCCCCTTCTCATGACGCCCTGAGAAATAGATGGCAAAAGCTATGGTTTCCAAAAAATACTTCAATGCAAGATATAATAAACGAAAGACACGAAAGCGCATATGGAAATATGGCAAGTCTTACTACTAAAGCAGATAGTATTTTTACTTCTTTTTGTAACTACTTTCGTGATAAATCAATTAGTCCAATTGGAATCGCTGAAGATTATGAGGTCCCAATTGTAAACTCCTTGCTAACAGATGTATTTGATTTAATTTTTCGTAAAAAAAATAAAATATATGTAATTAAATGGGTCTTTAATTATAAAGATTCTCACAATTATTTGTATAATTTAGATTTTTCTGCAATCAATTATGCGTATGAATTTATGAATGGTCCCATTCTAAGTAATACTGTCTTTGGATATTATGATATCATGGCTGACAATCATGAAATAAAGCCATATAGTATATATCAAGAAGACATTCAAACTTTAAAATACTGGATATCAGAAATGGAAGACAAAAAAATTTTCGTACCAAGACGAGGACTTACCTATTACTGTAAGCGCTGTCCATTTGATAAGCCTTGTTCAAACTGGTCAATAAAGGAAGGAATACAACATGGCCAATAAAAAACTAACGATATTAGATGACATTCTTCAGGACAAGCAAAAGATAAACGTTTCAGAGGAGGAAAATTCAGTGCTCTCTCCTCTGCTTCAGGAGATATCTTTTATAAAAGATGACGGCTTAAAATCATTTGTAAGATCTATTCTTTTTAGATGCAAATCTTTTTGGGATGTTCCGTCGTCTTTTTCTGGCAAATATCATCCACCGGACGAACACAATAAAGGCGGCAATGTCCTTCATACCAAGAGAGTCGTAAGAGCGGTTAGAATTTTGAGTGAGTCTCATAATTTATCACCAGAAGAAAACGACATAGTAATTGCAGCAGCGCTCCTGCATGACATAACAAAGGGCAAAATTGAGAAAGATGGATCATTTTCATACGACTCTATGCACCCATATACTGTCGGTGAATTTGTAAAATTCTGCCAAGATGACGATAGAAAAAATGCTAGTGACATAGGTTCAAACACATTATATGTTAGCGAAGAAGACGTTCAAACCTTGCTTAGGCTAATTAGATGCCATCTTGGTCCGTGGTCTCCAGTTCCAGAAACAGTGCCGATAACATACTTGGATATGATTGTTCATTTGGCGGACAACATCGCATCGAAAATTCACATTATAGCCGACGGCGAACGTTCTTTAAGCAGAAGATGGTTTTTAGATGAAGAAAATTCTAAATAGAATAAACAAAAGAGTATATTTAAACTCTCAATTAGAGAAGATTATTGAGGACTCTGTCTATTATAGAACGTACTCGTCGGAATTAAAAACACATAAAAAAATAATTTTAATTAATATTCTAGAAGATCATAGTTCGGTAAAAATATAATGAGACCGGTTAAAGAAGTTGGAAAATTCTTAAGCGATTGGAAATACGTGGAGGTAGCTAGGTACGTCTCGTCTTTATCTAGGGTTATAAGAGAAAAAGAAAAAGACAATCCTTTAATCATCGACTACTTCGAGGTGGCAAACTATGCCAAAAAACATAACAATATAGGAATTTATACTTCTGTTTGGCTTTATGATTCAAAAGACATATCTTCCTGCACCAGATATTCTAATCTATATTTTGATTTAGATAGTAAAAATATAGAAGAATCATACAGAGATACAAAAAAATTATATGAATATTTAAAACAATTCATTCCAATTGATCGGAATAAAAGCATACTTTACCGGAAAAAAAGGCTTTCACATTGAGTGTGAGGCAACATGTGTTGGAATTTCCCCGTCAAACGAATTGCCAGTACTTTTTAGATATATAGCCAATCACTTGAAAACAAAATTAAATATTTTCAGTTTAGATTTAAGTGTGTATGATCTTAGAAGAATGTGGAGATTGCCAGGCACTCAACATCAAGATACAAAATTATATAAAACTCTTTTATCAGAAGAAGAACTTAATTCAAGCATAGAATTAATTACCCAGATATCTAAAACTTATAGAGACAATTCATATGATGATGTTCAATTTTCCTATAAAGCAAATAAGTGGTATAGAGATATTTCTTACGAAATGGAATCAGAAAAGGAAAGAAGTAAAGACTATGTTTCCTATTTTAATAAGCATGGAACCAAATCTTTAAGAAAGGTTGATTTTAGGGAAAAGCAATTTACGCCTAAAGTTCTTTTAGAAAAGTGTCCGGCAATTAAAAGAATTATTGATGAGGCAAAAAATAATAAAGACATAGATCATGAGTCTAGATTATTCTTATGTTCAATATTGACCTACAGCGAAGACGCCATTCAGTTCCTGCATCAAATACTCAGCCTGTGTAGCGATTACAATGTAGAAAAATCTAACTCGCATATCCAGGACTGGATAAGAAGAAGAGAAATAGGCATAGGTGGTAGGCCCTATACTTGCGATAGGGCAAATTCTGTTGGCGTTGGTTGCGGCTCTTGTAATCTAGATCATAAAAGAAAATGGATAAAAATAGGAGACAAGTATATTGAAACAAACGAAAAATCTTCACCGTCTCCAGTTAGATTTGCCTATAAAACCATAAAGGATCAAAATGTCAGACAGTGATGTTATTGGCCTCTGTTCCGATTGCGGTACTGATCAATCTGATAGGTCAATGTTTTCTAGTCCGTTTGCCCAAGCTGGAAAGCCTCCGGTGTGCAAGTACTGTGCTGGAGTTGTAATCGTTTGCTATAGAAAAGATAAGCAGAAGGTGTTAGATGACATCAAAAGACAAAGAGGGATTCGATGAAAAATTGGACCAATCTACATAATCATACAGTCTTTTCAATGCTAGACGGGCATGGTGATATAGAAAAATATCTTGATAGAGCTAAGTCGCTTGGCATGTCCGGCCTAGCTACGACGGATCACGGCAACATACATTCTTGGCTAGATTTCTACGACGCTGCTACCGCCGTAGGTGTTAAGCCCATTCTTCGGAAGCGAGTTTTATCAGGCTAGAAAAACTAGATTTGACAGAGACGAAGAAGAAAGATCTGGCCCATCCAAAAACGAGTGGGAGCAAAGAGGTCCTTATCATATAACGATATTGGCAAAAAATAATGTTGGCTATCACAATATAATTAAAATGTCTTCTAAATCTTTTTTAGAAGGATACTACGTAAAGCCTAGATTAGATCACGATTTGATTTCTCAATACTCCGAAGGGATTATTGTTTTGTCTGGCTGTTTAAACAGTGAAGTCTGTCAAGCCCTTTTGAGAAATGATTACGATTATGCCCTAGAAGCAGCATACAAGATGCAGAGCATTGTTGGTAAAGAAAATTATTTCATAGAAATACAAGATCATGGCATAACAGAACAGAGAAAAGTCTCAAATAAACTTTTAGATATAGCAAAAACAATTGGGGCTAAAGTTGTACCGACCAACGATTGCCACTATGTGCACCAGCAGGACGCTAGGGCGCACGACATTATGTTATGTGTGGCTACCAACTCTAACATACATACTCCAGATAGATTTTCTTTTTCTGGAGATAATTTTTATTTGAAGTCTTATCAAGATATGGAAATGCTATTCAATTCCGACTGGCTAAAAAATACCATGTCAGTTTGCGATATGGTTGATGTAAATTTAAACTTTGGAGAAATTTATTTTCCAAACTTTCCCATTCCAACAAATGAAACATCAACTCAATATTTTGAGCGATTAGCTTGGGAGGGATTGCGCAATCGATACGGTAATGAATTACCTGAATCAATTATTAATCGAGCAAATTATGAAATAAAAGTCGTAAAAGATATGGGATTTCCCGAATACTTTCTAGTTGTGTCCGATCTTGTTAGATGGGCTAAGTCAAATAATATAAGAGTTGGATGGGGTAGAGGATCTGCTGCCGGAAGTGTGTTGTCTTATGCTTTTGATATCACAAATTTAGATCCAATTAGATTTGGTCTTTTGTTTGAAAGATTTTTAGTTGAAGGAAGAAAGTCAATGCCAGATATCGATCTTGACTTCGACGATAGGCACAGAGATAGAGTTATTGAATATGCCAGATCTAAATATGGCAGTGATCGAGTAGCGCACATCTGCACGTTCAATAGAACTGGCGCTAGACAATCCATTAGGGACGCTGCTAGGGCTCTTGGTTACGATTTTTCTACTGGCGATAAAGTGGCTAAGCTTATTCCGCCACCAGTGTTAGGTATCTCAAAAAACTTAAGCGAATGTATGGAAGTGCAAGAGTTTTCTTCCACTTATGCAAAAGACTCACAAGCAAAAGAAATCATTGATGCGGCATTTGGATTGGAAAATCTAGTAAGACAGACCGGCATACACGCGGCTGGAGTTGTCATATCGCGCAATCCGCTAATGGACTATTTGCCTATAATGCAAAAGGGTGTAGATAAGCCAATTGTAACCCAGTGGGATATGAGTAGGGTTGAGCAATGCGGTCTTCTAAAAATAGACTTTTTAGGCTTAAGAAATCTTGGAGTTATAGATCAGTGTATTAAGACCGTAAAAAAGAACTATGGTATAGATATAGATGTAAATAAAATTCCATTAGATGATCAAAAAACGTACGAAGAACTATGCAAGGGCGGGTGCATGGGGGTATTTCAGCTTGAATCAAACAGCATGAGAGAAATGATGATTCAGCTTCAGCCTAAAAGTATTGAGGACATAATGGCGCTGATATCGCTTCACAGACCTGGCCCTATGGGCTCTGGAATGGATAAGCTTTATATAGATAGAAAACATGGTAGATCAAAAATAGACTATCAACACCCAAAACTAAAGGAATCTCTAGAATCATCTCTTGGCGTAATGTTATATCAGGAAGATGTTTTAGCTGTAGCTAAAAATTTAGCTGGATTTACTTCGGGAGAAGCAGATGATCTTAGAAAAATTATTGGCAAAAAACAAATGAATAAAATTCCAAAAATAAGACAAAAATTTGTAACTGGATGCGCGGAGGTTTCAGGTGTTTCAAAGGCTGTGGCAAATAAAATATTTTCTGATATAGAATACTTTGGTGGGTATGGCTTTAATAGAGCGCACGCAGCAAGTTATGCTATGATCTCTTATATAACAGCGTATTTAAAAAATAATTTTACAGCTGAATATATGGCAGCTCTTTTAACCTCTGTTGCCGGAAACAAAGATAAGTTATTCTTATATTTAAACGACTGCAGAAAATTGGGAATTAATGTACTACCTCCTTCTATTAACTATTCTGAAATAGATTTTGAGGTCAAGGAAAAAAATGAAATACTTTTTGGACTAGGCTCCATTAACGGAATAGGTGTTGCAATTGCAGAAGCCATTTGTAAAAGTAGGGATGTAAACAATCCTTATAAATCTATATTTGATTTTTACAGAAGATGTGATTCTTCTGTTTTAAAGAAATCTACATTAGAACATTTGGTCGGAGCTGGCGCATTTGATGAACTAATAATTGACGAAGATGATGACGACATAAATAGATCTCAAGAGCTTTCTGTTTTAGAAAAAGAAAAAGAAGAACTTGGAATTTATGTTACAAAACATCCACTTGAGGGAACATGGGATGTCATGAAAGTTAATGTAGATTCTGACATAGTTAATATATCAGAAATCCCAAACGGATCCTACATAAAGATAGGTGGGATTATAACTTCTTCTAAAAAAATTATTACCAAAAAAGGTTCTAGAATGTTTAAATTTAACTTAGAAGATCCCACTGGCGAAATAGAAGTTGTAGTCTTTCCCAAAGATGCTAAAAACTATAATGATGATTTTTTTAAAACAGGAGAAATAGTTTATGTTTCGGGATCTTTAAGTAGGGAAACAGAAGATGAGAACTCAACAAATAGAATTTTTCTTTCTGATTTAACAAAAATAGATCATGCCACCCTATACAGTGGTAAAGTTATTAGTTTAAATTATGAAAAAATTAATAGTATACAATTAAAAAAGATATATGATATAATATTAAATAATAACGGCAATAGACAAGTGCATATAAAAATCAATTCAAAAATTGGAACATTTGTTTATAAGTTTAATAAAACTACAAACAAAAATGCAGAAAAATTAATAGAGCAAGTACTAGAGGACGATCAATAATGGCAGCAAAAGGAAGTTATCAAAACCCTTCTACAAAAGAGTGTTGGAAGTACTGCTATTCGTGCGGTAGATGTGAAAACAAGGGACGATATAGCAAGTGCATAACATGCAGTGGCAGATACGATCCAAATGGCACTGTAGACGCACATCAGGATGACTATTGTGACTGTAGAAATGGAATTTTAAGATGGAAAACTAGAGATGGAAAAGTTGTTATTACTAGATTTAAGTCAAATCCATATGCTGGTTCGGTAATGTACGAAAAAAAATCTCAAGACGAAAGAGACTGGGATTCCTACCTTAAGGACATGAGAGAAAAAATGAACGATCCAAATTGGAATCCAATAACAATAATAAATGAAGATAAGCCAATACAAGGAATGGGAAGATGATGAAAAAACAAAACGGAAGAATATTATTAGACAATATTACGTTAATAGAATACGAAAATATTGACGAAGATAACAACACATGCTTTGTCCAATGTGGGGTAACTGGATTTTACCTTAATCAACAAGAAATAAAAGCGTTATATGCAGTGCTGGGTTACTATTTAAACATAGACTTAATGAACGATATAGTTCTTTCGGTAGACAATATAGGGGAAAACGATGTCCAATATTAATTTTGATCACATGGAATACGGAAATAATGGTTGGGTCCCGCTTAAGAACGGTGGGTATAGAAATTTATTCAATGAACATATGATAGACGAGGATGGCAAAGAGTACGACGCAAATGGCAATTTAGTATACGATCCATCCAACGAATAAAATGATACAAATAAAAAACGTCGAACAAATTTCAAATCTAGAAAAATTATACTTAACAGAATTATCATATTCTAGAATAGACACATACAAAATGTGTCCGTCTAAGTATTTTTATTCTTATATCAAAAAAGAACCAAGGCAGTTTAATGATTCGGCCACTCTTCGGGAACATTGTTCATTCTGTTCTAGAAAAAAATGTAAATAAAGATATTAATCTAAATATAGATTCCCTAAAAGAAGATTATATAAGCGCTAAAAAAGACTACGATCCCGATAATTTAATTAACAATGATTTAGTTTTAGCTGGAAACAATATCTTGGAAGAGTTTTACGACAGGCATTTAAACGAATCATTTAACATTAAAGGCAAAGAAATCTATTTTGCATTTGTTATAGGATCATTTTATGTTAACGGATACATAGATAGAATCGATGAGTACGAAAATAGAATTGAAATAATAGATTACAAAACTCGGTAAATGGGAAGTGGCTCAAAATTCTATTAAAAATAATTTACAGTTGGGCATATACGCGCTCGCCGCAAGCATAATATTTCCGGGTAAAGAAATATACGCAGAGCTATATTATCTGAGGTCTGGCAAAAGGAAAGGCCATACTTTTACGGTAGATGATATTGAAAATGTAAAAGTTAATATTTTAAATTATCGGCAATTCAATTATAAACGATAATAACTTTCTGCCTACAAAGAATGAAAAAGTCTGTTCGTTTTGCGATCACGCCAAGTCAAAAGTTTGCGCTGTTGGTGTTACGAGAAACAAAAAGAGCCAGAGCTTTCGCCCTGGCTCCCTCTGACTAAAGATTAATTAGCTGTTAACTGGGAAACTGTTCGAATCCTGGACGAGGTCAATGTGACGGTCGCTCTCAATAACAACCTTGATTGCCTCCTCAGTTGTATACCCAACTGACTCAAGAGTCTTTACAGACTGGCTTTGCATGTCAACAATGAAATTGTTAACTAGTGTGTTTAATGTGGTCATTTTACTTTCCTTTGTGGTTAATTTGAATTATTGTTAAATGTAATGATATAATATATACCAGTTGAATGGTCTAAATGTGACCCCTCAACTAGCATGAGATAAGGATACACCATGAACAGAGTACATGTCAAACCAGAAGAGTTTTTTTTGGAAAAATCATTTAGAAGTAAACATCCGAAATTTAACTTAACAAAAAAAATAAATAAAAAATTTAAAGAAGAAAAAGTTTCAGAAAAACGGTG